ATGGGTGAATGGTTAGAAAATTTAATTAAGTTATTGGCAGCTATTTATTATCATTTTACATACATCTTCATTTTTTATTACTCAAAACCTTATTGGTTTGTTATAGATTGGTGTATTCCATTACTATGTTTTATATATCTAAAACATAAGTATAGATTCTATTTTCAGGACGGCATAGGAGCAACAATTTTTAGGAGCTTAATTTATTCCTTCTTTGGTGCTACATTAGGTGTATGGTGTTTATTAGTTGTTTTTGGTGTAATTTGGCATATAGTAGCCTTTTTTATTAGAATTTTTGTAAGTTTTGATAAATATTATGTGCCTAGATTAATATGGGATTTATATAAAGACAAAGGATTTTATCTTTTCCCTATATTAATTTTTGTTTGTAATATGTTATCTATTAAATATGATTTTGAAGATTTTGATAAAGTTTATGCAATATATAAAAAGAGAAGGAAAAAATAACCTTCTCTTTTTTTTTAATTTCTATTTTTATGTAATTCATTTTGATAGACAGTAAGCTTTTCTAAAATTTCAAATTCATCATAACCTTCTGATTTTAATTTTTCTAGATATACATCCAATAATTTCTGCTCATCTTGTGAAGTTATTTCACTAGCTTCTTTTTTATATTCTTTGTAGTCACTATAGAATTCATTCTGTTCATCTAATTTTTCTACAATTTCTTTCTCAGATAAATTTTTTTCAGAAATTATTTCAATACCATTTCGAATATTAGTTTTTACTTCTTCTTCATTTTCACTATTTATAATAGCATATTTTTTTACAGCATCTATTCCTTTTTCTTCAAGTTTTTTCATTATTTCTATATCATTATATCCAACTTGTCTTTTTAATTCTAATGCATCAACAGCTGTCATTTCTCCATCTTCTACTGCTCTATCTGTCGTAAACTTAGTTATTAAATAGTCTATAAAACTATTTTCTTTATTATTTGCTATTTTGTCAGATAAAACTAATCTATCATAAATTATTTTTTCTTGTTTATTTAAGTACGAGTATTTTTTATATTCTCTTTCATCTCCAAAATATTTTCTTAAAAATGTCTCTAATTTTTCAGGTGCTAAATTAGTAATATCCTCTGTAATCCCTTCATATATACGATTGTACACTGATGATATAGGAGAGCCTCCTCTTTTAGAATAGACAACATCAATAGGAATAGCAGCTTCTAGTCCGTCTTGCAATATTCCTAGAATAGAATCTGTGTTTCCATCTAATGCACTTTTAAATTGAGCTTCCATTTTTTCATCTTCCGAACTTCCTAAAACTTTGGCTTCTCCATATTTACCACTAAGAGATGCCACAGCTAATAATGTTATTCCAGGAACACCAACAGAAGTTAAATCTTTTATGTTTCTTCCCATAGCTTCAAATGAAAATCTATTTATATAGGTCCCATCTTCTAATTCTACATATCTAGTTGCATCTCCAAAGTATTTCAATATACTTCTATTATAACTTGTAAACATTAATTTTATTTTTGAAGTTATATCTTTTACTTCTGTATTTTCTCTAAGAGGTGATAAAGTATCTTCTTCATACGAATTTCTAGTCAATAGTTGATGTAATTTTTTAGTTTTATCAGAAAACCCATCTTGATACAAAGATTTTTTTAAACCATTAGGAGTATTGTTAATTTCTTCTTTCCACATTTTAAACTTTTCATTATCACCTATTCCTAAAGATTGTAATATTTTTTTAGAAGAAGGCTTCAATTCCATAAAATCTCCAGTGTTCAATATTTTTTGAATTGTGTTTATTCCCACAATTCTAGATGCAATATATCTATTTTTTTGCATAGAATTTTGAAACATCATAGATGTGGAACTTAAGAAGTTTTTAAATTTAGAAAAGCCTGTAACTTCTCCGTTGCCTAAAAGCATTTTTGCATTTACTCCTAATTCCATTAAAGCTAATTCATCAGCATAGTCTCCTGCTATTAAATTACCTAGACCTCTATACAATTTCCCTAAGTGGTATGATGTAGATGCCAAAGGCTCTAATGTTTTGTATAATGTAGATACTGCTGCAATAGGTGCAACTAATAAATTTTTTCCTAAATTTCCTCCATATTTTACTGCTTTTAATGAAGCTAAGACAGGATGTGATAAAGTTTCCTTTAACCCACTTCCAAAAAGTAACCAACCTCTTGTAAAACCTAACATCATATTAAAGCCATCTTTAAATGGTTCTTTTTGATTATGACTTTTAAATATACTTTCTGATTCAATAAAATATTTTATTTTTTCCATTACTATTGGCGAAATTTCTTTAAAACCTTTATTATATTCATATTCTTCTATAAGATTTTCACCATTTAAAAGATTTTTTCTAAGTATAGGAATTGTATTAAAAAAAGATAATAAACTTCCTTCTTCTTTTACTAAATCATCTAAAACTTTAAAAGGAATTCCCCATGTACTCATAGCGGCTTGCTCATTCATTACAAGTTTATCCATAATATTTAGCATATCATAATTATCTTTTAAATAAGGAGTTGAGAAATCTAAAAAATTTTTTATTTTGTCTTGTTGAGTTTCACCAATAAAATTATCTTTTATGAATTTCATTAAATCATAATCTTCAAAGCCAGCATCTTTTAAATTAGCTTTTTTCATATCTAATTCAATTTCTCTTACATCTTTTGTTGTTGATGTTATCATATGATGTAAATTTTTTTTAAAATTTTCATCAAATTCTCCACCTTCTGCAATTTTTATAAAATTATTCAACTTTTCTCCAAAATTAGTTTTAAAAAAATCTACATCTTTTGTAGCTAATTCTTCTAACATTTTTTCTTTGTTTACAGCTAGTTTTATAACAGCTACATCAACTTTTTTTTGCTTCATTGCTTCAATATCATTTGTTAATTTATCAATATTAATTTCTTTATCCCTTAAAGTTTTACTTCCTATATTTATAAATTCTCTGTAAGACATTTCTTTTCCATTTGGTTTTTCTATAGCAATATTTTCATATCTTGCTCTTTTTGCTTCTAATACTGCTACCATTTCATCATAAGATAAAGATTTATTTTTATAATCATTAAAAACATCTGCAACTTCTTTAGCGAAATTCTCAATATTATCTGTGTTTGATAAATATTTATTATATTTGGGAGATGTTTTTAACAATGCTTCATTTTCCTTAACATTATAAGTTATCCCATTTTCTATAGCTCTTCTAAAATTATTATTTTTCTTATATGAAAAATTATCTAATTTTTGAATATTCCAATTAGAGTCGTCAATATTTTTTATAAAAAATGGTAATTGTCTTTTATCTGTAACTTGGAAAAGAACAGAGTTAACTACAGATTTTTCCTCTAAGGCTTCTCCTAACACATCATTATAGCCTTGCCCTTTTAAAGTCATAGAAAAAGTATCATAAAACATAGGATGCATTTCTCTCATTGATTTTAGTACTTCTACTTTATACCCATCTTTTGTAACCAAATAAGGTGCAGAAATATATCTATCAACCCAATCTAAAGATGATTTATCAATACTTACATTTGTTTCATTTATTGCTTGACTTAAACCTATTTTATCTTTAGATTTTGCTTGAACTTCTATTCCCTTTTTTTTCAATATATTTCCAATATTTAATAGTTCTTCTCTACCTTTTTCAAAGTCAACTATTCCTGGTTTTATCCCTGTTCTTTCTTCTATGATTTTATTTTTTATTTCTTGCTTCAAAAAAGTTCTTTCCATTCCTTCTTCAATAGGTTGTGATTTTATAACTTCTTTTTTTATATGATCCGCTATTTTAAAATCTCTATGACTTAAATCAATTGCAGTAACTTCTCTTAATTCTTTTCTATAATTATTAAATATAATTGGTTCTAAAATATCACCATTTATTGTTTTTCCTTTTATAAAAACATTATTTGTAGCAAAATCAAAAACTTTTTTCCCTGAAATTTTTATCAAAGGAAATACTGCATTAGATACTACAGCACCTCCTACAGCTTGTATTAATTTTTCTGATGACTCTCTTTCTAATCCTAGCAAATCATCTTCCCATGTATTTGAATAGTAATTATCAACTGTATCTGAAAACATATTTGCAGCAAACTTTGTTGCCTTTACACCAAGTCCTCCACCTGGTATTAATAAATTTACTGTAGTGTTTATAGCCAGATTTTTAGATAATTCTATTGGATTAAATAAACTTGAAGAAGCTCCATATGCTAACTGAGATGTAACTTTTTGAAATGTATTATCCCCTAAACTATTATAAAAATATTCGTATTCTTTTCTGTTAGTAAGTTCAGCCTCTCTATAAACTTTCATTACTTCTTCTCTTTTTTTTATATTGCTTTCTTTTTTTTCAATAGTTTTTTGATTCGGTTTATAATTGTATCTTTCAGAAGCTTTTTCATAAATTATTTGATCTCTGTCCATTTTATTCATTAAATCATTTTTCATTAATTTTGTCATATTTTTTGCACTTTGATAACCATAATTTATTGATTTAGAAAGATAATTTTCTTCTAGTTTAGTAGTTCCTGTCATTTCTAGCAAATCTGCTTCATTTAATTTATTCATAGTTTTAAATCTCCTTTTAAGCTAGTTGATTTCATTCTTTTTCTAGGTGTTATACTATCTGCAAATGCCTCTATAGAAGCATCTTGCTCTGACATTCTTTTAATCTTATTGTTAGCATTCTTTTTATCTTTTCTATTTATATTTCCAGAATATAAAACATCTTTATCAGTTGAATTCCCTGTCCTTGTTTTATATTCTTGAATTCTTAATCCAGCATTGTATTCTGCTACTGCTTTCTTTGCTACATATGGATCTGCTCCTTTTTCAACTAATTTTTTTATCATTACTTTTGATTCGTATGTAGATGCATACTCTTCTATTTGTGCTCCATCTAATTGTGGAGCCAATGATCTTGTTTTCTCGATGCTTCCTATTACCCCTAATTTAGCTTTTGATACAACATCTCCTTTATTAGCTTTTATTGCAACATCAATACTCTTTGTATAACCACCATCTTGTGTCAAAGAATTTACAACTAATTGTGTCATTTCAGGGTTGTTGCCACTGTATTCACTTGCAACAGAAATTATAGCTTGACTTTCAGAAACTCCATTTTGCATAGAGTTAGCTACATCTACTCTCATATTATCTAAAACAGCCTCAGGAACATAGCCTTTTATATACTCGTTACTGGCATTAATTTCTTGAACAGTTTTCCCAGTTATATGATAAATTCTAGACTTATTAATATTATTAGTTTCCATTGCATTAATTTCACCTAATACTCTATCATCATATCTTACTCCTTTTGATGTTTTTGCAGTTATAGCATTTTCCATTGTATTATAATTTCCACTATTATAAGCTATATTAAAATTATTTTGTATTGCTTGAGTTCTTTCTCTTTCTGCTCTTCTCCTTGCTCTTGCTTCTACAGCAGCAGCTCTTGCTCTTGCTTTTTCTTCTTTTTGAATTTCAATTATTTGAGATTTAATCCCTTTTAAGACAGTTTTAGTTTCCCCTTCAAATTGAATCTTTAAATATTCTTTTGCTGTTTTTTCATCATTTCCTTTGTAAAATTCCATAGTAGTATCAACTAAATCATTAACAATTTTTTCATTATCCATATATGCGATTATTTTATTTATTTCAACTTTCTTTTGTTCAAGACTCATAGAACTATTTTGAATTTCCATTATTCTATTATTAAGTCTTGCTACTTCAGTTCCACCTATATTTTTCCCTAACATTACAATTTTTTCTTCTTCAGACATTCCAGAAAGCTCAGCAATATGTTCTATTGTATCTCTCATATATTGATAATTTTCTTTTGCTTTTTCATCATCGTTTAAACCATATTTAGATCCTATAATTCTTCTTTGTTCTAATGTAGCGAGTGCTATATCATTTTGTTCTTTTACATAATATTGATTCCTATCTTTTTGCATCTTAATTCTGCCTTGATTATGATTAATATCTAAATTTTTCATAGTTAGAGTTTTTTCATTCATGTCAATATATTTATTTTTTTGTACTAATTCTTTTTTTGATTTAAGCATTTCATCATAATCTTTTAAATATTCTTCATATCTATCACCATATTTATTATTTACAGTGGCCCATTTTTCTTCAAATTCAAGTTCTTTATTTTTTATTGATAAATCAAGCAAGTTTTTTTCATTATTTAATTTTAATTGTTCTGCTTCCTTTGCTATTTTTTCTATTGTCTCTAAAAGCATATTTTCATGAACTGGAATTTTAGCTGGACTTTTTACAGATACTCCTTCAACACTAGTTGGATTTAATAAAAATCTACTTTGTATATCAACTGTTATAGGTGAAACATTTGCTCCTGTTCTTTCTTTCATTATTTCTTTTTCTATAAATTCATTAGCCATTTAGTCCTCCTATTCCACCAAAACCTTTAAAATCAAAGCTTTTATGTTTCCATATTTTTTCAAAATTATTATCATTATTATAAGTTCCTGGAATTTCTTTTATATTTTCTTCTACTCCAAGCTTATTTTTGTATCTATTTATATAGTAATCTTTTCCAGCATCTAAAATTGTTTTAGTTATTCCATTAATCCCAGCAACTCTAGTATCCCAACCTTGATTTACTAATTGTTCTCCTGCCATATTTCCGTTTTCTATAGTTTTATTTAGTTGAGCTAAATCTCTTTTTAATTGTAATTCAGCTTGTGAATATGCAGTTAAATAATTTTGATTTATTCCTTCTTGTGTCTTATTATAATTTAATCCACTTTGATAGTAATAATTATTTGTTTGATTTTCTAATTCATCTATTTCATTTGTTTGATTTTGTATAAGAGTATTTGCTTTATCATTAGCTTCTAATTTAAGTTTATTAATACTATCATTTTGTATAGAGCTACTTTCAACATTTTTTATATCATTAAAAGCTAATTTACTTTTAATATTGGTAATTTCTTGCTCCAAATTTTCTCTTGCAGAAACATACCCAGATAATACTCCTCTTAAATTTCCTTCCAAAGCTCTACCTATTTCTTTTTGATTATATTCAAATTGTATTTTTGCTTGATCATCTTGATATTCTTTAATTTTTTTTATAGAAATTTTATTATTTTCAAAACTTTCTCTCAAGTCTTTTTCTTTAGTTCCAAGCTTTCTGTATATAGATTTAACTTCTTCTCCTGCATTTATAATTTTTTTCCCTTGCTTATATATTCCAAAGCCTTGCCCAATTCCTAATGCAAGATTCATTAATTTTAATCCCATCATTTAAATCACCTCTTAATCGCTTACAACTTCTATATTTATATCTATCCCTAAAATTTCAAATATTTTATTATTTTCATTAGAAATAATTTCTATATTGAAACCATTTAAAATTTGAAAACTTGTTTCTATTTTAAATACACTAAATAAATCGTCATCTATAGCACTTTTAGATATCATAGTATTATTAATCTTAATTCCCTTTATTGCTGACTTATCTTCATTCAATACCTTAATAAATACTCTTACAACTCTTGAAGAATAATCATTACTATATTTTCCTCCTTCTCTAGTTTTTAAATATGGCGGATTGATTCTTAGAATAGATTTACTTACGTTTTCATCGCTTTCAATCATTATTTTATTTTTACCTAAAATAATTCCATTTATTATTTTTATGCTATTAGTATTTTCTGGAAGGTTTAACGAGTATCTTCTAAACATTTTATAGTCAAGTTGTTCATACATAAATAATTTATCTATAATTTCTTTTTCTTTTCTGCAAGCAACTAAGTAGTATTTATTGTTATATTTTAATTTAAATATATTATCAAATTTAGAATTTATCTCGTATTTTTCTACAAGTGTTGTTGAATAACTTTCTATTCCTTGTGAACTAGGTAATTGCTCAATACTTCTTAAATCATCTGTTGTAGTTAGATAATAGAATACATTATTTAATAAAGCTCCTTTATTTTTATATGAATATTGACACTCTTCATGACAAGGTAATTCTGAAGCAATGAATACACTATAACTATTTGATGTTAATATGTTATTTGTCGATACTACATAAACTCCTTTTGATGTAGTAATATACATTTTATCAGCTATGTGCATATCATAAATATTAGGATATATATTATCTATTGGATTAGGTTTGAAAAAGAAAGCACTATCTAATTGAGTATTATTCCTAAAATCTAAATAATCTGATTTTTTAGAAAAGTATAGAGATCCATTGCTAATTATTACTAACCTATCTTGATAAACTCCAATTGTTGTAATATTTTCATTTACTTTTATTAATTCACCAAATGTAAGATCCCCAGTTCCATTTCCCCCAAATGAAGTAAAATAATTCCCTTTATATAATGAATCATATTTTTCTCCACTAAGAGTTAATAATGAATTACCAATATAATAATTTTTATTCCCAGTTATATTTTTAAAATTATGAAGAACTCCAAAAGTCATTCCATCAGTAGCACCTTCTATATTATCTTTAGATACAGATGCCTTATATTCTTTATATATTCTTGAAAGTCCTATATTACTTCCAGCCATTTTTATAACTCCAGCAGACACTTCAAGTTGTGGATTTTCAAAAGTTCCTAGTATAGATACTCTGATTTCTGAGCCAACTCTATAAGCTCTATAAATATCCATTCTTATAGGATCTTTATCCTTAACTGGTAATTTTATAAGACTTAAAAAATTTGATACTCCAACTGCTCCAGTATCCTTATTAAATTCAAAGACATAATTATTTGGACCAATTACAAATAATTTATCATCACACATCTTAGCTATTCTAAAATTTCCTATATTTGTATTATTAATAGAAAGTTGTCTTCCTAATGAATTGTTAGTTTTTTCATATGTTGCTACTTTATTATCGTTTGTAATACAAATATAAAAATTATATTTAGTATCAATTATTTCCTTAATATTATGGTTAAAATTAGAGATAGCCAATTTCTTAGCTATCTTCAAATTTCCCATTTCATTTATTACTAGATTTTCTATTTTTTGAGCAGACTGTTGATATATTTCACTTTCTCTTAATCCACCTAGTCTCTCTCCAACTTCTCCATATGTAAACATATTATTACTAGCTATAAGCATCATTCATCACCCCAGAATTGAAAACCTTGTTGTGCAACTACATCATTTTTTAATAAAGTAACTTCATTAGTCAAAAGCTCTAAAGATTTTCTATAAGTATTATATGCAAATGCCATTTTTCTAGCTGTCATTGCTACAATTAAATTGAATAAATTATCTGGAATTTCTGATAAATCTATTCTTCTACAATATTGAATTTTTATTTTATCACTAGTTGAATATATAAATTCATTTTCTAATCTGTAATCGTTATTAGCTCTTAAAATATTTAAACAATCGATAGGTTTATTAAATCTGTATTCATCATCAACTTTTCCATAATTTGTAAGTTCTACTGTTACAGCATTAAAAAGAAAAGCAGATGAATATGCAATATTATTTACTACACTATCTAATTGCTCTCCACAAGTTATGTAGATATCACTTTTATTATCATTATATATTGTGTTTTCTCCTAGCTTCAGTAATACATCTTTTATAATTGTTCCTCTATCCATTTTGTCTCCTATTACAATTTAGTAGATGATCATAAATCTTTTGATAATCTGATTCCATCTTATCTCCTAATTTGGCTATCATTGCCTTTATTTCATCTTTTTGCTTTTCTGAACTATTTTTTATTTCTTCAAGTTGCTTATCTAATTTTTCTTGATCTATATAATATGTTTCTTTTTTTAATCTTTTATTAATTTGTCTCATTAGATAATTATGATATCCTAAGATAACTCCGCCAACTGTAATTAAAGATGTTCCAAGCATTCCTAATAGTGTTAAAGTTATTTCTAATTCCATTAATCCTCCTTGTATGCAAACATCCCAAATGTTCTTACTGCTCTATACATCAATTGTCTTTTGAAAAAACCTGCACCTTGCTCTTTCATAACTGCTAAGAATATTTTATCTGCCTCTTTTCTTGATACTCCTAATTTATGACCATTCCTATACAGCCAATCGTGAATAACTGCTGCTTTTGTGTGGTCTTTTCCATAAGTATTTATGATATTTCTAAAAACTCTAGGAACACTAGCTAAATCACATTTAAATCCAGCAGGTATATGTATTAATTTTCCATTAATCATATATCTATAATTTTTCTCTAAAATAAAGTCTTTCCCATCATAATACTTCAATTCAAAATCATCTAATTCTGGCATTTTAAACCTCCTATTATTTGTTATAAAAATTAATTCTTTGTCTTAATACACTTAAATAGCCTTTCATAAATTTTAGCTGTTCTTTTAGATAAACTTGCTCTAATCCTTTTAATTCTTTAAATTTTTCTCCATTAATAAAATTTTCTAACTTTGTTACTTTATCTTGTAACTCATTTTTCTCTACAATCATTCTTTCTATAAATGCTTCCATTTTATCCTCCTTATTTTCTAAATTGAATATTATCAGCTGTTCCTAATTGAAAATGAACTAAATCTTTTTGTTTCCAATTTCCGCCCCATACTATATTGTATTTATCAATAAGTCCTTTGCTTTTTGCAATATCATAAATAGCTTTATAATATCTATAATCCCACTTAGCAACAGTTTTTTCTCTTACTTCTCCAGTTTTCTTATCTGTGTATTTTTCTTTCTCCAAAACTGCTATGTCAACAGCATATCCATATCCATCTGCTTTTATTTGATGCTTTGATTTTAATTTATAACCATCACACCATGTAACTTTGCTTAATTTATTTCCTTGATTATCATATAAAATAGTTCTTCCTTTTCTATACTCATAATTTTGTTCTTCTGCAGTTCTTACTCCACATGTAATCTTAAAATCATATTGAGTTTCTTTTATAAGTTCTTTTATAAAATTTACAACATTTGGATGAACTCCCTTCATTTTTTCCAAACTTACATCTGATAAATTGAACATTTGCTCCTCCTTTTAAAATAATAAGCTAATATAGGAGTTTTAAAATATATAGCCTATTAAGAATATATCTTTTATTTTTAAACTTCTCTATTGCCATTTTATAGCTTCAAATTCTTCTATATTTTTAGAAAATTCTAATTTTATTGAAAGCTCTGTAAATTTATTAAAAATAGTAGCTTTTCTTTTTATAAATTCAGTTAAAACATTCATTAGATGAGAATAAGTAAAAGTTTTTATATTGTTATCTGCAAGTATCCAGTTTCTTGTATCTGTTTCTGTAACTTCTCCATTTTTTAACATATAATCAGCTTCCCAAAAATTCTCTAAATCATCTTTTCTAACTTGAAAAGTATCTCCATTTACAGTTATATTTTCAAAAAGTTTAGATGTTCTTATCTGTTTTAACTCTTCTCTTTTTTTTAATTTTAGGTCCTTTAAATTCAATACCCATTCTTTATCAATCCATTTATGATATATACTTGGCTTAGGTATTTTAATTAAATTTTTATTTTCAATAATTTCACCTTCATCTAAAAATACATCTATATCATTTTTAATTTTCTCTTCCTTAGTCATCTCTCTTAATTCTTCATTTTCAAAAATAGGATATTCAAATTTTCTATCATATACTTTCATATCCTTTTGAAAATTTGGATACCATTCTTTTTTAAATTCATTAATATCATAATTTAGTGTATCTATTAATTTATCTTTTTTGTAAATATAAATCATTAAATATCTCCTTTAAACATTAATATTCTATAATTAGAGTATTATAACCTGCATAACCAATGTCTTCTACAACTCCTTTTGTCCCAAATATTCCATAAGTATCATTTATTTTTTTAAAATAAAATACTCCATCTGACCTAACCCCATTATCAAGTCCTAAGATAAGTTCTTGATTGATAGGTAAAGATTTTAAAATAGCATTTGGTAAGGTACAAGTAACATTTCCTATTACTGTTATTGAGTGTATATTATTAAAAGTTAAATGAGAGCTAACATTTGTAACATAAAATGGAAGCTCATTTGAAGCACCACGCCATAAAACCATTTGAGTTTTTTTTAAATTTTCCAATCTATTTACAATTGAATCTATTGACATATCTTTAAAATATTCAGCTGAATTAACAATACTAGATGTTGTTCTTATGCATTTAAATAGTTTTCCAGTATTTTTATCTAAGTAATATTCACCTATTCTCTTTTCTCCAGTATCTTGTATAAAGCTAAGATTAATTTGACCACCTGCAATAGCATTAAATTTCTTATTTATCTCAGGTATCTTACTTTCTAATTCTTTTTTTGAATTATTGCTAATTGTAGTTATTTCGCTTATATAGTTTTCTTTTTTATTTTTTATATTTTCTAAAACTTCTGAAGATGTTTCATTTATTGATGACACTCCAGTATTTATTTCATTTTTAGCAATATCTCTAATTTTTCCAATTTCTTTTAATGAGTCATTTTCTTTCTTTGTTATATTCTCTAGAATCTCAGATGTTTTTGTATTTTTAAAAGTTTCTATTTCTTCTTTTAATGTTTCAAGTCTTTTCCTAACTTGTTCTTGAGCTTTTTTATCAGCAGTTTCACTTATATTTTCTATAATTTCTTTAAACTTTTTATTAAAATCATCAAGTGGTAAAGTTTCTATAACTCCATCCGCATTCATATACCAAGTCGATGAAGGCTCTAATGGTGTTAGTATTTGGGTTTGATATTTACTATCAGTTTTTACTCCTACACTGTTCAAATAATCTATTATGTTATTTATATCATCTACGATTTTGTTTGTATGCTCTACAGCCATACTTAGTTCAGGGAACTTCTCTAAATATTTAGAAGCATTTACATTAAAAATTGATATTATTTGAAATTCAACTGCTTTATTATTAATATAATCATCAACAATCAATGTGTTTTCATTACCATCTGATACAGTTCTATAATTACCTTTTGGAATAGGAATAAATGGACTTGCTTTTTCTCTATATAGAAAAACTGTATTTTCTAAATCAATACCATTTATTTCATATCTTCCATTTCCTTTTTTAAATTCTCTTATAATTTTATGTAACTTACCTGTTTTAAAATCCATATTATCTCCTTTAAAAAAGGGTAAGAGGTTTATATCCCCTTACCCCTTTATTGATTAAACTTTAAATGTGAATTTTGTTATTTTTGTTGGTGCAATTACTACCACTCCAACAGATTTAGTTATTTGAAGATGCCAAGTTCTTCCGTCTGTTGGCATAAATACCATATCTGTAGTTATAGAGTTTTCCCATTCTGCGAAACCAAATGTATAACTTGGTATTATATAGAATGTTCCTTTTGCAACTTGTTCAGATATAATTATTTCAGCACCATAGAATGTTAAAGGTGTGTCACCAGTTCCACCACCAAAAGCAGCTTGATAATCTCCATTGATAAAGATTTCAGATGAAGCAAGTACTGAATAATCTTCTTCATTCATTACTATAGCTACACCTTTCTTTTGATCTAGACCATTTTTAGCCCATACATGTGCACTTCTAACTCTTTGGATTAATATTTTAATGTTTTCAAGATCATCAACTGTTTTTGTATTTTTTCCTGCTGTTGCAAGTGTTCCAGCTGCTGCTATTGCTGCAATTATTTTTTCATCTTCTTTTTGTAAAACTGCATTTGTCATTGATGAAACTATTGGTGATTTTAAATCTAACTTTGTCTTTAACATGTCAGTTTCTGCTAACTTGTCTTGTGAAGAAATTTGTGCAATATTTGCTTGAAATTTATCAAAATCTCCACCTTCTCCTGTGAAAGAACCGTTGAACATTGATGGAATTCCATCTTTTGCTGTTGCTTTTTTCTTTCTGTAAAATGTATAAGATTCTCCACCTTTTGCATTTCCTCTTTCTGCCATTTTTTTCAATCCACTAGCTTTTAATGTGTCCTGTGCCATTAAAACTGAAGTTGCGAATTGTTGTTGTTTTGTGTTTGTTGTTGTTGCCATTTAATACCTCCTATAAACCTAATGTTTCTTTAAAATATTTTTTATCTTCTTCTGTTCCAATTATTGCCATTAATTCTTTTACTTTCCCTTGAACATCTGCATTCCCAATATTCGCTCTCAGGTATTCATTAAATTTATCAACTGCTTGATAACCTGTTAATCTAGATGTTCTACTTTCTCTTTCTGTTTTTGCTCCTACATTTGCTCCTGGAGTCATATTTTTAACAAGTGCATTTACTACTTTGAAAGCAATAGGATTTGTCATGATCTCATCATAATATTTACCTAAATTGCTTTTATCAAGTGCTTGTCTTAATTGTGTTCCTGTATATTTATAACTTTGCTTTTCCTCCATTGTTAGAGAAGTATTTAACTCTTTCATAATACTATCTCTGTCTTTTGGAGTTTCTGATAAGTTTTCTTCCATCAAAAACTCAATTTGTGCCTGTGTAAAACCTTGCTCTTGATATCTCTTTGCATATTCTTCTATATAAGGTAACGAACTTTCATCGATTCTTCCTTTAAATTTAGAAAAATCATAACCACCTAAATTATATTCTTCTGTAAACTCTATATCGTCCACAGTAAATGGTTTCTTTTCTTCTACATCAGTGTCAGCTTCATTATTGTTTCCTAAATTTTGATCAGTAGTATCTAGAATTTCATTATTTTCTGGTGTATTTTCTAATATTTCATCTTCCATTATTTAACCTCTCTTTCTTCATTAAATTTTAAGTCTGTCATTAATTTCATTATTAAGTTTCTTTTGTCTGGATATTTTCCTGTTATCATATAAGTACTTTCTCTATTCCGTTCTTCTTCTAATAAACATTCTTCTAACAATTTATATAAATCATTATTTCCTGAAAATTTATCTAAAAGTATTTGATATTCTGTTCTATGTTCCATTAAATACACCCATACTTTCCTTGATTTCTTCTCCTATACCTACGTCTTGACGTTTTCCAATTCCTTCTTGGACCATAGCCATTTTTTGCATTTGTTCTAACTCTTGTTGCTGTGCTATCAGTTGTTTTATTTCTTCTTTGCTATTTAATACATCAAGTGGTACTCTCATTTTCTTACTTGCCCAATCTATCAATTCATCTATTTTAAAAATAAATTGTCTTTGTGTTTCAGGTACAACTTGCGATAATGTCATATAAAAATTAATTGTATTTATAACCTCATCACTTCCAGCATTACGAGTAAGTTCATTTATATACTGAATTTGAGAAATATTTATATAACTTTCATCTTCTGTTGTATTTAGAAGTCCTTTGCCATCCATTATGTAGTAAGCATTCATAAAAGTAGGCTCTAATAACTCTGTATTTATAAGCTCATAAGTTCCTGAAAATTCTTTTCTAAACATCTCATGTCTTAAACTCATTTCTGTAGCAGATCTATTTTTTGTATCAGATACATCTCCTAAAGGTTGTGCCATAAATATTTCTTTTATATCTTGCTTTACTTGTTCAATATCTCTTTCAACTGGTAGAAGATTAGTACCTATATTTATAGGTTCTACTCCATATCTATCTCCACCTATTCCACTTCCAGCATAGTTTTTTGCTCCAGATTTTAAACTAACTTTATTTATTAAATCTATGCTTCCATAAAAATTTAATGGAGGACTAACAATTTTTTCAGCATGTTTTTTTCTTTTTTCTTTTAAATCTTTCAATTCTTTGAATAAATCTAAGTTTTCTAAACCTATACCAATTCCCCAAGGATTAGAGCTATTAACCTTCCATCTAAATACTGTATAAGGATTATAATTTAATTCTCCCTCATACAAAATTTCTTCAAAAGCTTCTGTAAAAAGTCCGTGATAATATTTATATGTACTTGTTTCTTCGTCAAAAACTCCAATAACACACTCTATAATATTTATCTTTTCGTCGAGCTTTTCCTCATTTAAGCCTTTTGGTGTTGTAATAGGTAAATGTCCAAACAAGTCTTTTATATCATTTAGGTTTTTTTCTACATATACTTTAAATATAATGTTAGGTTTTCCTAAATTATCCTCTAAAATATAAATATTATCTAAGTTTTGATAAGCATAAGTAAAGCATTTAGTATTATCTTTTAGTTCTATAATCTTTCTTATCCCTGTTCCAACTTTTATACAATCAAGTAAAGATTTTGAAGTCTCTGTATAGTAGTTAGTATTGTCGTTTGTGAAATAAACTGTATCAGAATTATTTTCTAATACCTTATTTATTTCATTCTCTTGTGTTTCAGCAGTTGCTCCATCTACACCAGATACTTTTCTTAAAGCTTCTTGATTTACTTTTACTGTTGCCCATCTCCCAGATTTAGAAAAGATTGATGACATTATAAAGTTACACAAGAAGTTTTCACTTTTTAAGATTACACTTTCTACTCCTCTATTACTTTGCTTCTCAATTGTTCCACTATCTTTAATACTAAAATTTACGTCAGTGTATTCATATACTTCGTTGTATACTCCTCTTATATCTTCTTTGTACTTTTTTGCATTATCATAATAGAATTCTAATTTTTCTTTTGTTATTCCAAGTATCATAAAATCACCTTATAGCTTTCTTTTAAAAGCTTTCTTTAACTTGTCAATATCTTCATTCTCTTCTTTTGGAAAATCATTAGTAGAATTAGAATAATCTACAGTTGTTGCTTTTTGTTGATTAAAATTTTGGTCAACATTTGTTTTAGTAATAGTTCCTGTATCTTGTGCTAATCTTTGGTTAAAATCATTTTCAGCTTTTCTCTTTTCTTCTGCTTCTCTTAATAGTCTAGCTTGTTCTTCTCTAGCTCTTTTAGCTTCAGCTTCAGCTCTATCTGCTTCTTCTTTTCTTCTTCTATTTTCTTCTGCTACTTGTGCAGCATATTGCTGTTCTTGTCTTGCAGCATCATCTTTTGCTTGTTCTAACATTCTTTCTTGATTTTTTTGTGCATCTGATTTTCCTAATAATCCACCTGTTAAATTTCCTGCCAGTCTGCTAGCACCTTTTCCAATTTTTTTAAATGCTCCACCAAAGCCTCCACCACCCTTACAATAAATTTTTTGCTCATACTTATCTTTTAAATTCAAAAATATCATAGATATACCTCCAATACTGAATACATTTCATTTTTATAATGTTTCGTTTTATATTTTTTTATTAAATGTTTATGAAAATTATAAGCAGTTTTATTTTCTATAAAACACCACATATTTATTTTTTTATAATGTTGTAATCTCTCATCAAATAGTTTCATTAATTCATAATAAGAATTCTTATTGTAATTATTTTTACTAAGATTTATAATTCCAAAAAAACAATCGTTATCATAATAAGTAAAATCAATATAGTATTTTTTATCTAATAAGTAAGCTGAATCAGGAGCATTTATTTTTTCTCCTTCATCAAAATAATATTTATAATATTCTTTATTTTTTAACTTATTAATTTTGCTTTCCATCACATTTATTTCATTATGATTAAGCTTTTTAATTCTCATAGCTTCCCCAATCTAAGTCTTTTATATTTTTTTCATATACTTCTAAAAACATTCGCATACAATAATATTCAATTGCATCACATGTATTACTTGCAGCAAGTCCTCTGCCGTGGATAGGTACTCTTAGATTTTCACCAGTAGTGTTATCTATTTTCCACTCATACGCTTTCATAAGTTTTACCATATCCCTAACACTAGTACAGTCTAAAAACTTAATTTTATGTTGTTCTATACTGTGTCTTGTAATCTCTATTGTCTTATTAACTTCATATGCTCTTAGCACTCTAACATTATTAAAATGCTTGCTGTATGCTTCTCTTCTGCTTGTTAAATAATCGATAGCATCTTGCCTATTTCTAGCATCATGAGGAAGTATAATCTCTACATCTTTTATATTATGTTCTTTCATAAATGTTTTTATATACTCAATATAATGTATCGTTGCTTTATCTGTAGAAGCATAATGATGGATTACAGTATTATCTATTGTGAATACTAAGGCTGTACTATCATTTATCCCTAAATCTTCACTGACATATAGTTTTTTGTTAGATATGTTTAAATCTTTTATCCATTCTGCTTTTAATAAACTTGCTGCATAAATAGCATTCTCATTTGCTACATCTGTATCACATAAATAATCTTGTCTGAATTTGCTTTCACTCATCAACTGCTTAGCTTTTTCTAGTTTTTCATCACTCCAAACTGGGTTGCCTTTTTCATCAACTGCTTCTTTATCTAATGCGTTTAGAATGCTTTTAAACCATAGCTTTATGTTTTTTACATCTTCTAGCAGCTCATTAAAATAACTCAAAAATCTTGGAGTGCTTACAAGTATGATTTTACCGTTAACATTCATTACTGACGGAATTAAATATAATAATATATCCCTATTCTTTATAGTTGCCATTTCTGAAATAATTAATATATCTAAGTTCCCACCAATTTTGGTATCTGCATTTTGAGCATCTACAAAATAAATAATAGATCCATTTTTAAATCTCAAAGAGTTATCAGAGTGATACAATTTCCCTGATTTTTCTGGTAGTAATAGACATTCTTTATCAATAACTTCCTCGATTATCCTTTTTCTATCATTTGTGAAGCCATCTAATATCATCATTTTACCTTGCTTCATAGTTGGAAACATATAGTAAACGACTGTATTAGATTTATTCAAACATTCTTCACAAGCTAAACTAAAAGCGAGTAAGTCTTTACCTAGCCGTCTAGCCCAGCAAATTATGAAAAAGTTATATAATCCCGACTTGAATGTATCTATAATATTTTTTTGATAATCTCTAGCTTTAAATACAAAAAATTTTAATCTTTCTTTTTTTCTTCTCTCTAATTCTTTTTTAAAGAAGTTATATACTTTATTCATCTTGATCAACTTCTTTGGACTTTTCTATTATCTGTAAAATCTTTTCTATGTCACTGTCTGTTAAGTTTGCAAGTTCTTCACTTATAATATTTAATCTATTATCTTTATATTTAGCTTTTTCTAGCTCAAATCTCTCTAATCTTTCTAATCTGTTAAGCTCTAGTATTTCTTGTTCTGTTAATTCATTTTGTTTTAAAGTATCTTGAAGCTCTTTAGATATTCCAAATTCTTTTAGCTTTTGCCAAATTCTTTCTTTAGCTTCTGTATTTATATAAAATCTATCTTCTTTATTTTGCTCTATCTCTTTACTATATTTCTCTCTTAAAGATTTTAAATAATCTAGTTGCTTAACTTGTAACTTCTCTTTACTGCTTAATCTTTTAACGATATCTATTGTTGTGTTACTCTGTGCTGCTGCTTCTTTTAAACTTGCTCCACACTCAATTAAAACTTTTGCTTTTTCTTTTCGTTTCTTTTTTTCGCTTTCGCTTTCGTTTTTAATTTCGCTTTCGTTTTTGATTAAATCTTTTTCATATTCTTTTCTATATAGCTGTACACTTCTTACACTTATATTTAATGCTGCAACTATTTCTTTATTATCTTTCTTTTCTATAATTAACTTATAAACTTCTTGTCTTGTACTCACATCTTTAAAAACCTCCTAGAAAAAATAAAAAAATGGGATACATAAAAAGTTGCTTATATTTTTATAAACTTCTTCTTATATATCCCATCTACTTTTAATTAAAATTTTGATTGTAAGATATTATTTTATTTAATTTAATTTTTAAAAAATTTTTACACTTTTTTCTATTGATATTATTGGACTTTTTGAGTTCTACAAAAATATTTTAAAAAAAGTATTGACATAGTTTTAAACCTATGATATTATTAAAGTGTGAAAGGGAAATGCGCCAACACTTCCCAAATAAACTAAGAGTGATAAAACTCTAAGCCTCAACTACTTAGATTATATCACTTCTTAATAAAAAAATCAAGTAAAATCAAGGAGTGATGAAGATGTTAAAAGAATTAATGAACCACAATTTTTTAGGAGTTAAATTTTTTAGAGATGAAGCTGGGAAAATATATGTAAGTGATGAACTTGTATACAATTCAAAACCAATTGAATTAGAAGGATATCAAATCTTATTTGAAATGTTCCATTCTAGAGAAGATGTTGAAGCTATAAAAAGACAAATAGAAATAGCTAAAAATTATGATGAATGTATGGCAGGTACTTGGAAACCTGCCTCAGTTGAAAAAAAATTTAATAGAGTATAAAAGAAGGGGTAAAAAGCCCCTCCACAAACTAAGGAGGTAGGAAATGGAAGAAAAAAAGAGAAAAGGGTATAAAACAATGGAGCAGCAAAAAGAAGCTGATAAAAGATACCTTGAAAAACATCCAGAAGCTAAGGAAAAGAAAAAAATATCTGCTATGAAAAGCAACGCAAAAAGGTTTATAAAAGAATTTGCTAAAATAGAAGATTTAGAAGAACTTGAAAATTTAATAAAAAATAGAAAGATGAGTTTTTAAAGCTCATCTTTTTCATTTTCTCCAACTTCATCAAGAATCTTTTTTATTTCTTCATTTTCATATCTTGTATTTTTTGAGAATATTACAATTCTTTTATCTTTAACTTTGATTCTGTATTCTCCATCACCTAACTCGTGTATAATTTTGGGGATATGTCTAATTCTCACTAAACTCATTCTTTCAATTCCTCCACTTCAATTATAAAGTAATTTTTCCCTGCTCCTGTGTGCTTAGTTGCTTCTATCTTATCTATTTGTTTATCATCAACATATAAGAAACCTTTGAAACAGTCAAGTACAGATTTAAAATAATTATCTAAATCTCTTGCTCTTTTATCTGCAAAAAACAGATCTAGTTTTACTTTTACTCTTTTTTCATAAGTTTTATAATTATATAATTTCATATATGATTGAACATTGTTTCTAAACTCTCTCCCTGTTTTACTAAGATATGTTACATTCCTTCCTCTTCTCCAATGAGTGTTTGCACTGTCTGGCTTATATGGTATTGTATAGCATTGTTTCATTGGGATCACTTCCAAATTAACATAGCTATTGAAAGAGCTTCTACAAATACTAATGCACCAAAGAAAAGACTTAAATTTTCTGCTCTAGTCAATTTATTATCTGTATCATAAAAACTTTCATTCCAGTATAAAGCTTTATTTTTATAATATTCTTTTTCTTTCTCTGCTTTTTCTCTTTTTTCTCCAGCTTCCTTAGCTTGTGTTATATAAAATGCTCTTTCAGCTTCCATCTTCTCAAATTTGTCTTTTAGATTTGCTTTTTCTTTGTTTTTAGCTAGTAAATTATCATTTAAAATTTCAATTTCTTCTTTTAAGCTATCTATTTCTTCAATATAAGCTTTGTTATTTTTATGATTATTTCTTAAATTTTTTATTAAATTTAGAATATAGTCCTCACATTCTTCTCTGCTATTAAGCTTAGAAGCATTATAAGTAACCCCAGCTTGCTTATTAGCTTTAGTTATAAAACTTCTCCAATAATCTCTTATTGTTACTTTTTTGTTTATCATTTTTCCCTCCTATAATTTATATCTTAGTGATAGAATTTTCAATTATTTCAATATTTATTTTTTCAGATAAATAAATATCTTTTATTTTCTTAGAGAATTCAGTCTTCTTTTTCTCCATTTCTTCATCTGTCATAATTTTTTCTTTAAACAAATGATTGTTTATGATTCTTACCTGGTTTCCTTCTCTTATTTTTAGTTCTTGTAAATACTCAATCATGTTAATTCCATTCCTTTCCAATACGAGTCATATTTTTCTGCCATTTATTCCAGTAGCTTTCAAGAATATCTTGCTTTGTATATCCTAGCTTTTGGCATATTTCAATCAGAGAATCAGAAACTGTTAACAAATGATTTTTTGAAACTGCTTCAATTAGATATAGAACTGGAATATGTCCTTCAACTATATATTTTTTGTTCCATTCATTGAAATCCAAATCAATTAGGTAAGCAATTTTTGTAAACTCATCTAAATTGGTGTCACAGTAATTAACCATTTGAGCGAAGAAGAAAAATATGTCTGTAAGTTCTTCCAATTCTTTAGCTTTATCATATTCTTTAGTTTTCCATGTCTTATGGCTAAACTTAGTTTCTTCATTAAATTCCACACACTCAGCGATAAAACTCATTGTTATATCTTCAAGTGTTCTTTCTCTTGAACTATGTATATTTTTATCTAAATATTGCTGTAATATTAAGATTTCTCCAAATGTCTCAGGTTTTTTAAATTCCATTATTCTAATACCTCCCTTTTACTCTCCCAATTGAATTCTCTATATTTACACTCACTTTTTAATCTGTCGTAGATTTTATCTACTCCTTTAACTTTTAAATGCTCTTTTATTTCCCCAGCATCTAAATTGGTTGTGATTAAAATAGGCTTTCCTACTCTGTATCTTTCATCAAAAAGTCTAAATAACTTTTCTTCTCCCCACATTTTGCCATTTTCTCTATTGATGTACTCACTACCTAAATCATCTATAAATAATAGATCCACATCTTTAACAGCTTGTATTAGTTTCTCCTCTTCATCTGTACTAAATCTAATTTTATTAAAATATGCACCGAGTGAAAAACTCAATACTGAAAAGCCTTTTTCACTCAACTTATTACATACACAATTTGCCAAGAATGTTTTTCCAGTTCCTACTCCTCCAGAAAAGATATAACCTTTGTTGCTTGTTGAAAATGTTTCAGCATATTTATAAAGCTCTTTATAAATCTCTTTTTCTTCAGCATTAGTTATTTTTTTAGAATTAGAAAAAATATCACTCTTAGAGTTTCTATCTGTGATGCTCAAGTCTTGGAATCTTTTTAGTCTTGCTTGTACTCTATAACTTCTCATACAAGCACAGTCACGAGTCATTGTATATCCTTCATGTATGTAATCTATTATTTCTCCACACTTCTCACATCTTTTTAAGACTATATCTCCGTTTTCTAAGACTTCTTTTTCTTCTTCTTTCATTTTTATTAAGCTAGGATTTTCAAGCATTTTTATTATTTCTTTTATAGCAGTTACTGACATCTTACTCCCCCCACTTTATTTTTTTAGTTTCCTGAGTAGATGCAGGAATACCTATATTTTTATGAATTATTTTCTGATTTAAATACTTTTCAAATTTAGAGCCAAACAAAGTTTCAGGACACAAATACTTCTCCATATCAGTATTTAGCCACTCAGAACATTTTTTATCTATAACAGTTTTAAAATCTTCTAATGTATAGCCTTCTCTTATTCTTGCTTGGATATGTTTAGTTGTATTCTTAGAATTATATTTGTATTTAGTTCCAGCTTTTAAATTTAAGTGTTCTATAGCTTCACTATATATATCTATATTATTTACTAGATTATTATCTATATTATGTTCTATATTATTAGGTACAATTTCTGTACTACCCCCAGTTAAATTTTCGTACCCCCCTAGTACAGTTTCTGTACTACCTATGTTAATTTTTTTGTTAGGTGGTACAATTTCTGTACTGGTAGTATTTTTTGTAATAGCTCTATATTTACAAAACTTTACTCCATTTACAATTTCATCTTGTTTTATTAATAAACCTCTTTTTACAAAATCTTTTAATATAGATATAATTGTTGTTCTGCTCGCTCCAGTCCATTCTGTTAAATATTTAATACTTCCAGTAAACCATTGATTTTTTAATTGAGAAAAACCATATATACAAGAATAAACTAACAATTCATTCCCTTTTAAATTTAATTCATTAATCATAAAGCCTTGTATAACGATATAGCTTTCATTTTTTAACATCTTCTCGTTGCTCATAATTTCTAAAAAACCTCCTATATTTTTGGAGAACCTTGGCTGTTCTCTCTTTATTAATTCAATTAGTAGAGCTTGGACATAAGAACCTGCCAAGGTGATGAACAAGCCCTACCAATTCAATCAACAAAGTTTTATATCCTGTGATTTATTCAGCTAGCTATACTGTCCTTAGATCCATTCTTGACATTTCTAAGTTAGAATAAATCACAAGATAAACAGTTTATACTTTCACAAAACTGATAAAATTTATAGTTGGTTCTTATCGAATGTCCAACGTAACGGCTAGCTTTAAAATTCAGATACATCGTTGTATCCTATAAATTACAGCTCCTCGCTCAACCACTAGCTTGTTTACATCTGCAAATGCTTGTAAGATTAGTTCTTACACAGATAGCTATAAGGGAGGAACTCACTTCTTTTGAGGGGAGCAGTGAGCAAGGATCTTATAGCTATTTGTCTAAGGACTAGCCTTAGATATTTAATATTTCTTTTTTATTATGATCTCGTAACCTAAAATATCTAAAATTCTACAAATTCTATTAAATTGATTATTAGATTTATTTATTTCTAATCTTTTCATAAAAATGTGAAAACTCTGTTTATTATTGAATTCTAATTTATCAGATAATTCAGAGCGATTTTTAAAATTAAGCCTTCTTTCTCTATCTAACAAATCATAAATTTTTTTACAGTCCATATTTTCTCCTTTAATACAAATGTGTTAATAAATATTTAAAAAAATATTTTTTGTCTTGATGTTATTATAATACATTTGTGTTAAATAGTCAACTTTTTTTTGTTAAAAAAAAGAGAGATAAAAAATCTCTCTTAAAATTTAAAAAAAATAACTGTAGTTAGCATCACTTAGTAATATTGTTAAAAAGATTTATGTCCTTCAACAATTTTTATCCCATGTCCTCCAAGAATAAAAGTAAATTCTTGTGTCACAATTGTATCAAATCCTTTTGACAATGTTGCAGTATAATATTTCCTATCATTAGAATATGAATTTTTAATTTCTCCATCAACTTCTAGTTTTAATCCAGTAGAAATATCAGTTGTTACCCCACTATTATATATATTCATTGTATTAAAAGGTCTAATATCTACATCTAAACTTTTATTATAAATGCCTCTTCCTTCTATAATAGCACTTACTACAAATGTCACATCTTCAATACTATCATTTCCTATTATACTCGGCTTTTCTTTAACCTCCCATCTGATAGAAGCACAATAAGAAAACAAGCTAAAACATAAAAATAAAAATACCAAAAATTTTTTCATAATAATTCCCCTCCAATGTCTATATTATAAATATTTGTTTGAAATAACTTGTATTACTCTTCCTTCAATCTTAAGATATACTTGCATGTCCTTAGTTATTAAAATATCTTCATATTCTGGGTTATCACTTTTCAACATAACTATTTTGCTTTTCTCATCCATAACCATTCTTTTTATAAAACTTTCATCATTATAAGTTACAACATAAATTTTATTTTTTAAATAATCTATATTATCAGGATCTACCAAAGCATAATCTCCATCTTGTAAAGTAGTTTCCATACTATTCCCATTTATTTCAACTAAAAAGCTTCTATCAGAAAAATTTCCTTTTTTGATTGGGAAATAATAAATTTCTTGATCTAAATTTATATACCCATTTCCAGCAGAGGCTTTTCCATAGACGGGAAGAATAATTGTATCAACTTTCTGTTCATCAATATTGAAAACACCGTCTTTTAAACTTTCAGGCATAATTTCGTCTAGGTAAGCTTTTTCAAATTTTTTCTTATATAATGGATATACTTTTATAAATTTTTCTAAATTTTCTTTATTAATAGGTCTTGTCCCTTTTTCAATTTTATCAATATAAGTAAAAACGATATTAGTTTTTTCAGCTAATCTTTGTAAGCTATCTCCATTTTCTAACCTAATTTCTTTTAAAATTTTTCCAAAAGTCATAGCAAACTCCTTTCATTTTCAATATTCTATAATATTTTTTAAAAAAAGTAAAATTTTTCTTGACTATTTAACACAAATGTATTATACTACTATCAGAAAGAAAAAGAAAATTTTTTGTAATCTATTTAACACAATTGTATTAAAAGGAGGATCTAACATGATATATTATGCTTTAGAATTTACAAACAATGAATGGACTTTATATCACTATGATGAAGAACTAAATAACTTGCCTGATATAAAAGGAAATGAAATAAATAAATACTTTAATCTTCCTGATTTAAGTTATTTAGAAGATGAATATACAACAATAGAAGCTAACTGGGATAACATTGAAGGAGAAGGATATATAAACATAGAAATAACACATCCGAAGTCAAATGATACTTATCCTTTTAATTCAAAATACAATAATTTTTCTGAATTTTTAAAAGATATTAAAGATTTAGAAAATGAAATAGAAATAGACAAAATGGATGTAAGCGATTGGGAATATGAGAAGAGAGATCCTTATGGAAGTAGAGGATTAAGTATAAGAGATTTTATATAAGGGAGTGTAAAAGCTCCCTCTAAGGAGGAGAAAATGGCATACATAGACAAAATAATAGGAGAAAAACTAATCGAAAAAATGTATAAATTAGTGAAAGAGTCAATAAAAAGCACTGATAAATTAATAGAAGAAAATAACATTGCTGGGTATAACACTTCTTATTTAAGAGGAGTGAAAAAATGCGAAATTGATTTAATGAAAACTTTTATTAGAGAGATAAGAGAATTAGAGGAGGAATAAAAATGTTAAAAGGAACTATTTTAGATAAATATTGGGATAGACAAGAATTAAAAGGGCTTTCTTTAAAGAGAGCCTTAGCAATAATACAACAAATGGAGATGTGGGAGGGGAATGTAAATGATTGAATACATGGAAGCATCTTTTATGGATGTAGTTAAGTACAAAGTAAAATGGCTGTTTAATATACTTTATCAAATTTATAACAAGTATATCGAACTATATGATTTTTCAGATGATTTATTCTAGGAGGTTAAAGTGAAAACTATAAACATAAAAGGAAAAAATTATGTTCCAGTTGTAGAAAGATTAAAAGAATTTAGAAGTTCTGAAAATTTTAAAAATTGGAGTTTAGAGACTGAATGGCTTTCTATAACTCAAGAAGTAGCAACTTGTAGAGTGATTATAAGAGATGAAAATGGAGTTTTAAAGTCTACTGGAACAGCAATGGAGTTAAGAGATGAAAAAAGTTCACTTGTAAATAAAACATCTCATGTAGAAAATGCTGAAACTTCGGCAGTAGGTAGAGCATTAGGAAATTTAGGAATTGGACTTGATGGAGATGAAGTTGCTTCTTATGAAGAAGTATCAAGAGCTAAAAAGCAACAATTAATAAGTTCTATCAATTCAATGGTTGATGAAAGAAACAGAGATGAGTATGAAAAAGAATATAAGTTATCTGAAATAGGAATGATGAGTATTGAAGATTTAGAAGTCCTTGAAAATCAATTAAAAATTAATCAAAAAGCTTTGTTGTGTGAAGCTATAACAAACATAGCAACGAGTGAAGATATGGAAGGAATTTTAAAAAAATACAAAACTAAAAAACTTGGAAGTTTAGATTTGAGAGATTTGCAAGCAACACATGATATTTTAGTAAAATTTAATCAAAAATGTAGCAAAAAAGAAGTAGAAGACTTAGGAACACTTTGTAAATTTGTGGGTATAGACATGAAAAATTATATAAAAGAACATTATAAAAAAGATGTTGAAGAATTAACTAAAAGAGAATATTCACAAATGAAAAAGAAATTAAATAGCTAGGAGGATAATTATATGAATTTAGTTGTTTTGAAAGGTAGATTAGTAAGAGATGTAACTCTGTTATTTGGAAAATCTGGAACACCTTATACAAGTCTTGTTATTGCTGTTAATAGATATAGTAAGGACAAAGATTTAACAGATTTTGTTTTATGTACTGCTTTTAGTAAGACGGCAGAATTTATTGCTGAGTATTTTAGAAAGGGGCAAGAAATACTTATTAGAGGTAATGTAAAAGTTGATAACTATGAGAAAGATGGAAATAAAATAAATAAACAATATATAGTAGTTGAAGCAGTTGAATTCGTAGGAAGTAAAAAAGAAAATGTAGAAACTAAGGAAGAAAAAACTCAAATACAAGATAATGAGGAATTTCCTTGGTAAATAAATAGATAGGAGTAAATAAATGGAGAAATTAGGATATAGCAGGGACACTCAAAAATTAATATATGCAATTATGAATGATATTTCTAATTACTTCACAGGTCAAGATGCTGGGAAAAAAGCTTATAGTTTAGACTTGGAAGAAACTAAGAAGCAATTAAAACAAAGATTTTTAGAAGTCTATGATATGCAACCTCTAAAATCTCCAATTACATTTTTTTCTAAATATTTGGAAAAGAATAAAGATAAAACTGTTGGAGAGATAGAAAAAGAGTTAAAAGAAACATTCATAAAATCTTTGCAAAGTACATTAATAGAGAACAAGACATTTAGTTTAGCACTAAATACATTGACGCAAAATCAAGCTAATGACTTGGTCAAATGGTTGCTAGAAACTTGTATATATTATGATATTCCACTAAAAATGGATGTTGAAAACCTAGCTGACCAGTATACTAAGGCTTATCATTATGTATGTTTAAAAAATAAAATCTGCTGTATCTGTGGAAAAGAACATGGAGTTTTACATCATTATGATAATGTTGCTCGTATTGGAGGGTATAAATTTGATGATGGTAGAGTTCTGAGAGTAATGTGTCTATGTGGTGAACATCATACTGAAGTACATGCAATTGGTACAAAAGATTTTAGTCAAAAGTATCATGTTGTTGGGATCCATTTAGATGATAGACAAATAAAGGAATTAAAGAAAGTTTACACTAATCACTTTCAAGCATTTAAGGAGGAAGAATGAATTTCATTAGAGCATTATTTTCAAGTAGACAAACAGAATTGATTAATTTAAAAAACATTGAAGGAGCAGTAATAAGAGAAAAAGAAATTATAATTGTAGGAGTAACTGGGAGAGAATATTATTATTCAGATGATCCTAAAATGAGAAATTACATAATAAATTTTGGAGAAATGGAACAAATTCTTTTAAATTTTTTTAAGGAATAACGACTATTTCCAAAATAGAAATAGTCGTAGAAATCTAAAGTTGGAGGTGTATATGATAAAAGCTAAGCCAAAAAATAAAAGAGAAATAAAAATAAATGAAGCTAAAGAAATTAACATAATTAGGAAACCTACAGATATAAAGCTAGAAGTAACACAGTTTATAACTGTAATTCTAAATATTTCTAGAGTATGCGAAAATCATAAAAGAATATGGGATAATCAAATAAAATATAATGATGGAGTTATAAAATTTGATAAATTGATGTTAATTAGCCAAGTTAAAAAGACTGCTGATAACTTGTTTGAGGACTATTTTGAGCCAAGAGAGGACAGTGAAAGAATAGATGATGACGATTTTGAAAATAATATTTTTTATACTAACTTAATGAATATAGAAGCTCAAAAGTATATTGAAGGCTTGAATGAAGTTCCTGTATTAACTGTAGATGATATAGTTGAAAAATTGCCAGCAGGATTTACAGCAACTTTATTTGTTTGGAAATCTTTAATTAAAGAGTTTGAAACTGCTAAAGTTAAAAAAGTTATAAAAACTCTAAAAATTGATAGTTTCTTTATAGACAGATTAATTAAACTTAGTACTAATTATTTCAAATGGATTAAAGAAGAACTAAAAATCGAAAAATTAGGAGCGTGAAGAATAAGAATTTTTGGACGGATATACTTCTATATCTCTGGAGGAGTCATAGAAAATACTAAAGATTATGGAAATAATAAAGATAATGAAAATTACAGACTGGGTAATTATTTTTTAGATAGCACTGAAGCAAAAAAAATATTAGAAACTAAATAATACAAAAGATTTTGGGAGTTAGTAAGAAGTGGAAAAATAGTAGGATAAGATGATAAAAAAAACAGGAGAAGAAATATGATTAAATATATTGCTACTGTAAAAATACAAGGCTTTGAATTGAGCAGAACAATAAAATCTGAATTATACAAACCTTACTATATGACAGATGAAGAACTCGAAGAAGCTGAGAAAATGCTAAAAACTGATTTAAAAAAGATTTTTGGAGAAGATATAGAAATAGTGGGATACCATATAGGAGTGTGTGAAAATGGAAAATAAAAAGGATATATCAACAATAAAAAAAGAAGATCCTAAGATTCGCTATAATATTGAAGTTATATACTTGTCTAATGACATAGAAGAAACTATCAATGTACATTATAATTCACCTTTTCTGTTAGATGAGGATCAACAAAATAAAGTCCTAGAAGATTTTTTAAGTATGGTAAAAGAGTATAGAGGATTTAAAGGAATTATAACTTCATACATTTGGCAAGATGGAAAAAGTAAAGAAAAAATTGATTTAAATAAGTTGAAGAATTATAAATCAATAGCTTATGCAACCCCCATAGCACAACTAGGAAAAGTTAAAGAAGAATATAAAGAGCTAATGGATGAAGTAGTTGAAAAATACACTTTTAGTTATGTAAAAGATAGAGATAAATTTATTGCTGAAAGTTTAGATTTAATAACTGCTATTATAAATTTACTTTTAGTCTTTGGAATAACTGAACAGGACTTTGAAAAACATATAAATAAGCTAGAATATTATAAAAATGTAAAATACAAATAAAAGAGGTGGATTAAATGGACACTTTAATATATAGTGCAAAGGAAGTTATGGAGCTTTTAAAATGTTCTAGAGCAACTGCTTATAGGACAATAGACAAGATAAATAAAATACATTGTAAAAAAAATAAATTAGATATAAAGGCTCTTTCAAGTGGGAAAATTAGTAAAAAATTATTCCACGAGTATTATCCAAGCAATTAAAATATTTACAATTTCTCAAAGTGGGAGTAAGATTATATAAACTCCCTCTTTTTTTAAAGGAGGATAAAATGAAAAATGAAAACGGATCAGGATCAATATATAAGCAAAAAGGTAAAAGGAGGAAATGCTGGGTAGCTAGAGTTACTGTTGGCTTTGTAGATGGAAAGCAGAAAAGAAAAATTATAGGAACATATGAAACTAGAAAAGAAGCACAAGCTGAGTTATTGGGATATTTGAATAATCCTACTTTGTACAGTGGCAAAACTTTTAAAGATGTCAAAGATTTATGGTATTCTAGTTATTCTAAAACAGTATCTAATGTTACTTTGAAAAATGTAAATAATCAACTAAAGAAATTAGAAGTTTTTGATGATGTTAAGATAAAAGAGTTAAAATTATATACATTACAAAAGTTTTTTGATGACTTAGAAAGTGCTTACCGCTCAAAATTTGTTCTCAGAAGTGCTTTAAATATGATATTTGAATTTGCTTTGAAAAATGAGTTTATAGAAACTAATCGAATCAAATTCATTGAACTAGGAAAAAATGAAAAGATAGTTGAAAGAAAAATTTTTACTACTGATGAAATAAAAATACTCTTTGATAATTTAGATTCTGAAAATAGATTTATAAAAAAAATGACTTATGCAACTTTAATTTTGATTTATACAGGGCTTAGAATAAGCGAGTTTATGAATTTAAAAACTAAAGATATTGACTTAGAAAAAAATGTACTATCTATAGTTGAAAGCAAAACAACTGCAGGAGTTAGAAAAGTTCCAATTTCTCAGAAAATTATACATCTATTTAGAGAGAATATAGACTATACTAAAGAATATTTTTTATTCAATAAACAAGGTGGACATTATAATTATGCAAATTTCTTTCAGCAGTTTAAGACTATGCTTGACTTACTTAACATAGAAGAACACACAATACACGATACAAGGCATACATTCGCTACACTTTTGAATAATGCTAATGCAAATAGCACAAGCATTATAAAATTGATAGGACATACAGATTTTAAAATGACTGAAGAAGTTTATACCCACAAGGATATTGAAGAACTTAGAAAAGCAGTTAATTTATTAAATTAATTTGTTGGCTACTTGTTGGCTACTGATGTAAGAAATATGATAAAAATAAGAATTAAAAGAAATATGAAAAAGTAAAAAAATATCATAAAATTAAAGTTTAGATATTTTCAATAATTAAATTATTCATAGAAATAAACGTTTTTATTTACAATAGAAATCGTAAAATTTCTATGAATAATTTTTTTATTTATTAAAAAAAGAGAATTTTTAAGTTTTCTATTCTCAAAAATTCTCTTAATTATGTCAGGTCATAGTATAAATTTCTTTATCAACACTATTTGACAAATAACCTAATATTATAGGTGCAGTTCAATTATATTCTTAAACTTATTATAGCTTTTAAAATAATTCTATTGATTAATCTAATAAAGTGATTTTTTTCTTTAATTCTTTTAATTCACGATTTATTTTATTCATTTTCTCTCTATCTTCATCAGCTACATACATTTCTGTCAAGCCTCCTCTTGGCGGATATAATCTGCCTATTATTTCCTTAACTTCTTGATATTTTTTAATGTCATTTATTTCATCTGTATCTATCACATATATCAACTCATTTAGAAATTTCTTCACTAATCTTTCATTATAATCATCTAAATCATATTTTTCCATAAATTCTAATAATTTATTTGCTGCATCTTTTAATTTTAAAAAATTCATTTTCTTTTTCACCTCTTATTATATTCAACTATTTTATTTTTTATCAGCAGGAATAACTAATTCTTTTTATTTTTCTAAAATTAGTTATTTTACACTAAATCATATGATACATAACTTTTTCTGTAATTTTATAAAGAATTTTTCCAAATCTACTTACTGCTACTGTTATTTCTTTGTTAACTTTATGTGTTTTTTCTAAATCATTTTTATCATAAACTCCATATTCTGTTATCTTAATTTTAGCATTAGGCTTAACCACCATCCTATTATACCTTATATAAATAAAAATTATCTCTATAATACTCAGGGTCATTAACACTAATAACATATAAATCTTCAGCTGAAATTGGATATCTAGTATCTTTATAAAATTTTGAATTTTTCTGGTATCCACTGCTCTACTCTAAATTATATGTATTCGTGTATAATTATTGAATACAAATCAGCATCCTCTTTTGTCATTTTTGAATTAGAAGAAAACTTACTAAATATATATTTTGGTGCAAATTTATTCTTAACTATATCTAAAAGCTCTTCTTTTAAATCATCTATACAATATTTATTAATTAGATAAAGTGAACTACTCCCACTTGTAGAAGTGGGGGCTTCTTGGGAAGTATGTACTTTTGTTAGCCACATATATTTACCAAGCTCTTCGGGTAGTCCCTACCCTGATATATTTTTCTAACTTACTTTTTCTTCTTTTAATATTTCTAAACCTTTTCTTAATATATTTATACTTGCATTGTAATCTCTATCTATTTCTAGTCCACAACATTCGCAATGATATATTCTTTCTGATAATGTTAGAGTTTCTTTTATACTACCACAACTAGAACAAGTCTTACTACTTGGATAAAATGTAGGTACTTTTATAATCTTTCTTCCATACCAATTTGCTTTATATTCTAGTTGTCTTACAAATTCACTCCAACTTACATCTGATATACTTTTTGCTAATTTGTGATTTTTTAACATTCCCTTTATATTTAAGTCTTCTATACAGATTATATTGTGGTTATTGATAATTTTTGTACTCAACTTATTTATAAAGTCTTTTCTTTTATTTCTAATTTTATTATGTATTCTTGCTACTTTTTTCTTTTGCTTTTGATAATTCTTACTATCTGATGGTTTTTTATCGCTATCTTTAGCAAGTTTACATCTCTTTGATAGTTTTCTTTGTTCTCTTTTCAGTTTTTTCTCATATTCTTTTGTTAGCTTTAAATTTTCTACTTTTGTACAATCACTCATTGTTGCAAATTCTTTTATTCCTAAATCTATTCCTATACTTTTATTAGTTTTTGGTAATTCCTCTATTTCTTCTTCACATAATATTGAAACAAAATAATGGTCAAGACTATTTTTACTTATTGTTACTGATTTAATTATACCTTTTATTTTTCTATGTAATTTAATTTTGACTAGTGATTTTAACTTAGGAAGTTTTATGTAACTATCGTTAATGTATATTGTGTTTTGATTATTTGTAGTATAGCTTTGGACTGGATTGGATTTACACTTATATTTAGGAAACCCAAAATCTTTATTTTTAAGAAAATTTTTAAAAGCCTTTTCTAAATTTAATTGTGCATTAGCAAGAGCTAAGCTATCTACTTCTTTTAAATAAGGATATTCTTCTTTATATTTAGCAGGAGTAGGATATTTAGTTTTAATTCCTGTTAATTTATATTCTTCATAACCTTTCTTTCTATCATCTAACATAAGGTTATGAACTTTTCTAACACAACCAAAATTTTTTAAGAAAAAGATTACTTGTTCTAAGGTAGGATATATTCTGAATTTATATGCTTTTTTAATTATCTTCATTTCCTCCTCCTTACTTGCTCCACCAATACTCAATACAAAAAAACTTCTACTCCAAAAATACTCCTTTTTTATTACGTTTAAGCGATTTAATTATATCATATTTTTGAAACAATTTCAAGAAAATAAAAAAGCAATTCATCCCCTACTTATAGAAGTAGGGGACTTCTTGCTAGATATTGTTAAATCTCTTTTATCTTCTTCATAGGTTCTCATTTTTTTAATACTCTCCTTAAATTTTTTTATTTTTTAGTTACTACTGGTACAGGTAAAAATTTTGTTTTATTATATAATACTAGAGAATTGTTTTCTGTCTGATATGAAACTGTAGGTATAACACTAATATTGCTACCTTTTGCAGTTCAAACTTATATAACTCTTAAAATAATTCTGTTAGATTAATTCATAATTTGCTAATTTCTTTTATAGATTTTAAATTTATTAAATGTGTTAGAACACTCGTGGCTCTAGCACTCGTAGGGTGTTAGTCGTGAGTAGTTCACTCATCAGTTCCTTAAGTCTTGTATCACTGGTATAAATTCCTTCAATAGCATTGGAAGACTTTGTACTTTGTATTTTAGCAACATCTATCATCTTCTCTAAAATGTCTGAATAATTTTCTACATAGAGTTCCTGCTTTCCCTTATATTCATGAATCTTTGCAATAGTATGATATATACTAACAGGTAAAGATAGTTCCATAAGTTTTAAATAATTAAATTTCCTCAAAACAGCCTCTCCTTTTTTCATAGCCATTATATCATATTTGGCTATGAGAAAATAATAATGGCGAGAATAATTTCGCCATTATTTTACAAAAAAAGAGAATTCTTAAGTTTTTAATTCTCAAAAATTCTCTTAATTCTATCAGGTCATAGTCTAAACTTTTTTATCAACACTATTTGAGAAATAACCACTAGAACACTTCATAATTTTCTTCAGTTCCTTTATTCTCAAATTTCTAGTATGATTAATTATTTTCTAGTATTTTAATATTCAATATATCTAGAACTTTTTGTAATCTTATTTCAAGTTCATTAACTGTGTCTTCATCTTGTTCAAGTGAATAAATTATATTTCCTATATCTTCATGCCACAATAATTCATAACAAGTCTTTTTTTCACATAATTTAATGATACTAAACCAAATATAATCTTTCTTTTCTTCTACTTTCATATTAAATTCTTTAGTAAATATCTTTGCTAAATAGTCATTCCCATCTTCATAATCAAAATTAATAAGCAAAAATTCTGTCATATTTTCTTTATTCTCATTTATTACTTTTTTATACATTACCCTTTTCATAATTTATTTTACTCCTAATGATTTATTTACTACATCTCTTGAACGCTGTGAGCTAGCAATAATTTCCTTATATATATCATCTCCTGATAAACCTTTTTTTACTTATTTTTAAACTATTTTTTCCTAAGACCAATTAGGATCAGTTTTATATAAAGATTCTGCTTATAAAGGGCTTATATTTATATAATTACTATTATCTATATTTAGATTTTTTTTAGTATTTTGAGATAAATATACCTTTGGAACTAATACTTGTATAGCATTTATATTTTGATATTCATACCATACTATACTTCAAAAACTACATTGATTTATATATTTTATCTAAATATCTCACTTTTCTTCTTCATAAAGTGTAATAGATAATCCAAATTCTCCAAATAATTCCATTCCCATTTCAACTATAATATTCCTATTAGGAAATAATTCTTCTGCTCTTCTTTTCCAAAAATAAACCAATGCTTTTCCAAACTCTGCGAGTACATTTTCATTGTCCATTAGTTCAAGATCTCCTAAAAAAAATTCGCCTATACTCCAACTATTAACACTCATTTCAATATCTTTTTTATTATTATAATATCGTTTTAAGTCATTCAGAAATTCTATTTCTTCTCCTTCTTTAAAATTACAAAATTCCTTTATAAATATATGTCCCTCTATTTCTATAATTTCAGGACAAAATAGATATGCGGCAGCTATTAAACCATCTACTTTACATTGCCTTGTTCCATAATACATTAAACTAGGGCACCAATCAGAATCTTTAAATTCTTTTTTTATATTTTTATCTATTATACTTCTATATACATTATATTCTCTCATATTTTTTACCATCCATATATTTTTTATTATTTAGATTTATATATATTCTGTTATTTCTGCCAATATTTCCAATATTATTCTATTGTTCCATGAGTCATAAAAAATAAAATGTTTTATATCATTTATTTCATTCAATGTCCCTCCTCCATTTAAAATATCCTGTTTTAATTCTTCTACTAAACTAGAGTGTCTTTCTATTTTTATGTCACCTATTTCCTCGTCAATAGAATTTTTTTCTTTAACAATATAGTAATTTTTAAAATTTATTTTTCTTAGTTCTCCATTCCAACATTCAATCTCTAAGGTGACATATGAGTTATTTATATTTATTTTAGTTACCCTAGCATCTCTATTACTTATTATATTTATCCATTCCATTTTAGTTTTCCTCATTTTTGTTATATTTTTTAGTCTAAGTAGATTTTATTCATTTATTTTTTCAAACTTATTTTCATCTTCATAATACCAACTATTACTTCTCTTTTTATTTCCTTCAACATCTAAGATATAATAAATTCTTCTATTTTTTTCATGCCATATTATTAATCTTACAATTGCTTTTTCATTAGGATACTTAATTAGTCTTACTCTATCTCCTACATCAAATTTAGGCTTTTTTAATATTTCATATCCCTCTTTTTTAATTATTGCTATTTTTGGTGTATGTTCTTTACTTTTTCCTATCACTACAACTTTTAAATAATTATCATTTTCTTCAATACATTTTAATATTGAAAAAAATATATTTCCTTCTCCTTCATTTTCTGAGCAAAGAAGATCTATTCCTCCATTTTTTTTTATTACTCCATAAGTTCCTATATAATTTTTATTCAT